TCAAAAGAATTAAAAAAAAGCCCACCGCACTCTTTAATACGAGTTTCGATAATCTTACAATACTCTTCTGAAATTTCACTGCCAATGTATTTTCTATTATTTAAAATTGCCATTTTAGCCGTTGTGCCACTTCCCATAAAAGGGTCATAAATTAAATCGGTTTCGTTACTCCAACTTATGATATGGTCGTTTGCTAATTGTTCAGGGAAAGGTGCAGGATGTTCAGTATTTTTTTGTGTATCAAATCGCCAAATATTGTTTCTTTTTCCAAATGGCTTTCTTTCCACTATCCTGTCTTTTCCTTTGCCTGTTTTGTCAAGTCCTCCATTCACCTTTACGGTTCCGCTTTTAACTTTGTTTTCCCTATCACAAATTAAGTTCGTTGTTTTCGGCATCCCTTTGGTTAGTATAAACATATACTCAAAGTTTTGCCCATAAAACTTATTACTACCTAAACAACCGCTTCCAGTCTTTTCCCAAATCATAGTTTCTACATTGAAACCAATTTGATTAAAGAACAAAACTTGCCTTAAAGATGTAAGTGTTTCACTTCCGTTCTTTGTGGCATCGTTTACATTCCAAACAACAACACCACCTTGTTTTGTTACTCTGAATAATTCTTTGGCTACATTTTCAAAGTCAAAACAATATCCATTGTAAGTTCTTAAATCATCGTAAGGCGGTGAAGTAACCGTTAAGTCAATGAAATTATCAGGCATTTTAGCCATTGTTTCAATGCAATTTTCATTGTATATTTTATTTATTTCCATCCCTCTTTTTTTTAATTCTTTTGTTTAGTGCTTCGTATTTAAGTTTCCGTTTAATTAACCGCAGCCAGCTTATAACAGCGGTTTTGTGCTATTTGCCCCATCAACATTTGTCTTTAATTTAAAACTTTGTGCAAGGGGCAAACAGACACAAAGCCGCAAAACGTTATGTGCAAGGCTACGAAACTGCATCTAAACGAGCATTTGTTATTTCAATAGCCTTTGGATTAATGTCGCAACCTATAAAATTTCGGTTCAGTTCTTTACAAACTACTGCGGTTGTACCACTACCTAAATAATAATCTGCAACGGTATCTCCTTCGTTGCTTGAATTGCTTATAATCCGTTTTAATAATGCTTTTGGTTTTTGTGTTTTATAATTAACATATTCATTGCTTCCAGAAATTAATGGTTTTGTGTAATCACAATCCCATACATCACGAACATATACATCTGAATAATATCTACCTTTGTCATCTATTTTTACATCAAAGAACTTTTTATTATAATAAATTCTTTCCTTTTCGGCTTTGTATGTGTATGTATTGCTTTTGCTATAAAATAAAATATTATCGTGTTTAGATGGGTATTTCTTTTTTGAAACTCCTTGTATTCTATAACTCCATATTATTTGATTTCTAAAATTACCATATCCAAATATATCATCCATCATACAGCGAACCCAATGCTCAATTCTGTAATCCATTTGCAAATAAATACTTCCTGTACTTTTAAGAACTCTGTGCATTTCTTTTAATCGTGGCAAATAATGTTCTTCTATTACTTCACGCATTGGATATAGGTCTTTATAATCCATAAAATCCTTTCCAGTTCCATAAAGAATATCACAGTAAATCAAATCTACACTTTCGTCAGGTTGCGACAAAAGGAGTTCGAGATTGTCAACCGCCCTGCACATAACACGGGTTTGGCAAAATGGCTGTTCAGTAATTCTATCAATCATTCGTTTTTAATTTTTAAGTTTAGTAATTCTATTTAGCTTCAGGTTCAGCCACTTCGCCAAGCCCCAAAACGTTATGCGTAATGTTAAGACAGCACTCTGCTAACCGAAATATCGTAATAATTTTTATCCTTTTCAATTCCTATGTATTGACGATTTAACTCTTTACAAGCCAGCCCTGTTGTATTGCTACCCATACAATTATCCATTACTACATCATCTTCTTTTGAGTAGGTTTTTATTAAGTATTTCATAAGTTCTAAAGGTTTTTGTGTTGGGTGTAATTTGTTTTTTTGGTTTGCATTACTAATTTCAAGTATTGATTTTGGATATTTGAAATCGGTTGTATATTCTATTGAAGTTGTATTTTTTCTTGCATAAATATCGCTATCAGCTTCTTTTTTATACTTCCTTACTTTTTCTCTCTTTTCAAGTTGTGGTATATAAAGCATATTGTTTTTATTACAATTAGCTGTATTTGCTTTTGAAAATACTACAATATCCTCGTGGTTTTGCATCGGCTTTAATTTAGCAGTTAAAAAATTGCCAGGTTTTACCTTATTCCACACCCAAGTATATTTAAACATCTTTCTATTGCTTATTATCAATTCAGTTGTAAATGGTTGCATAGCTGTTAATACTATTGCTCCATTTGGCTTTATAATCCTTTCGTATTGTTCCCAAAGTTTAGGTAAATCAAGTAAGCTATCCCACTTCAAACCTGTTACATTATAGGGTAAGTCGCAAAGTATAAGCTGAACACTTGCGTCAGTAATATATGGAAACACATCGAAGCAATCAGCGTGGACTAAAACACTACGCATAACATCGGTTTTGCAATAGTGGGGCGGAAGTTGTAAATTCATCATTTGTAATTCTATTAAAGTTTAGTTGTGGGTTGAAATTTTGTGCCTTGAAACCCCACCATCGCAAAGCCAAAAACGTTGTGGCACATTAAAACGATGCCACAACACGGTATATAAATAATAAAAACACTAACCAATTGCATAGCCTGAACTTTCCTGCTCTTCAATTTCTTTCGGTTTAGAAATACCCACTTTAGCAAGTATCTTTTCCGCAGCATCACGAGCTTTCCAGAAATCAGGATATGTGGTTATGTAAATATCATCGCTTTCATACACTGCTTCAATTTCAGTAATGATGCTTATAATTTGTTTACGTTTCCGTAGGTATTTCTTTGTTTCTGCTTTCATATCCGTGTTTTTACTATTCATATACCAGTAACGTTAGTGGCAATGCTATCCGAACACACGAGCAACTGCCAAATCATAATATTTTACATCTTTTTCAATTCCAATAAAAGAACGGTTCAACTCTTTTGCCCCTAAACAAGTTGTTCCTACTCCCATTGTGTTATCAAGCACATAATCATTTTCATCTGAATATGTAGCAATTATTTCTTTCATCAAACTTAAAGGTTTTTGTGTTGGATGTATTTGTTTTGCTTCATTATTGAATTTAATGATACTTGTTGGATAGCCTGTATATTTTGCAACATATTCTTTATTTCTACTTGGTCTATTACCTACAACGGTATCGTCAGATTGCTTTACCGATTTTTTTACTTTATTTATTTCAATTAAACCTTGTGGATTATATATCATATTGTTCTTATTGCAATTGGCTGTTTTACCCTTACTAAAAACACATATATTTTCATGCTTCTTCAATGGAGCATTTTTAGCGTTCAGAAAACCTACAGTTCTTGACTTCTCCCATATCCATTCGTATTTAAATAATTTTATATTACTCATTATTAACGCACTTGTAAAAGGTTGACTTCCAAATAAAACAATTGCCCCATTGTCTTTTATAATTCTTTCATACTGCTCCCACAAAGGTTCAAATGGAATTACTGTATCCCATTTACAAGCAGTAGTTCCGTAAGGCAAATCAGCCAAAATAAGTTGAACCGATTTATCAGGAATAAGAGGTAAAACATCCATACAGTCAGCATTGAACAAAGCACTGCCACTAACATCGGCTATATGCAATAGCGGGTTCGGTGCGTTATTCAACATTTTTTCTACTATCATCATTCGTTCTATATTTTAAGTTTTGTGTTTCAAATCCGCTACTGCACATAGCCGTAACCGTTAGCAGTAATACTACATTCCATCTCCGAATGAAGTTACTAAGTTAAAATCTTTTTCTTTTCTTTTTTCTTCCACCCTCTTTAAAGAAATATTAAAATGGTTTTTATCATTTTCTATTCCAATAAAATTACGATTAGTGTTTATACAAGCAATTCCACAAGTACAACTTCCAAAAGTGTTATCTAAAATAGTATCACCTTCATTACTGTATGATTTAATCAACCATTCAATCAATTCAACTGGTTTTTGTGTGCTATGTAATTGGTCTTGTCTTCTCCATTTTTGTTGAAAGAATTGTACGGTTGATGGATACCTAAAACCATTATTTGTCGTTTCACTTTCAGAAATCACACCAAGTTTGTGATTGTTTGGTTTATCTCCTTTGTTTGCTTTTCGTTTTCTATAATAAGGTTCACCTTCTTCAAGTTGTGGGTTATAAACAACTTTACCTTTACCAAATATCAAAATGTTTTCGTGTTTTTGAACAGGTCTATATTTAGCAGTAAATGAACTTCCACTTTTCGATTTGTGCCAAATTATTTCATACTTATACATTTTCTCATTTGATAATGCTAATTTATAAGCAAATAAACCTGTACCAAATAAAGCAATAGCACCATCATCTTTAATAATTCGTTTGTATTGTTCCCAAAGTTCATCAAATGGTATTACAGTATCCCAATGATTTTTAGTTGAACCATAAGGTAAATCACAGCAAATAAAGTCAATACTTTTATCAGGTATCAATTTCATTTGTTCTATTGTATCTCCGTATCTTAAATCTATTGTCATAATTTTATTTTAATATTTTGCCCTCGCTCAAAAAAAAGAAAAGAAAAAAGTTTAGTTCTTCGATTCAAGTTTTGTGGTAATTTACCGTACTACTGCTAACACCACCTATACGCAAGTTTTGTGAAAAACAAAACCTGACGTATAGCTGTAACCGTTAGCCGCAATGAGAAAAAAGAG